GCGCCAGACACTGGGTTACTGGGTGAAGGTTTCGAGACCGGTTTCAGCTTTAACAGTACCCTGGGTTACCTGGAGCGCGTCACCTTTGACAAGAACGGTATGCGGGTCGGCGTGGAGAAGATCGACGCTACTGCAGTAGGTAAGGCTGTACGAGCTGACCAGGAGGCCATCCTGGAGGAAGCACGGGCTGGGCACTTCGGTGGGGCATTGAACGTGAGCCGCGTAGATGGCGGTAGTGCGTCTACTGTGAACATGGTAGTAGATGGGGCCAATACCCAAGGCCTCCCGATCCGTAACGTGTACGGCCTGCGCCGCGACCTGGCCTCCCAGGAGGGCTTGAGCCTGACGGTCTACAAGGACCGTAACGGTCTCGCTGTGGGTATGGGGCACAACGTCACCGGGACCAACCTCAAGGAGGGCGACACCATCTCGCTGCGCCAGGCCGAGACCTGGTTCCGCGAGGATACCGACAACGCCCTAGCATCGGCCCGCAGACTGGGCCAGGAGCTTGGTGTGGCCGATCCCCGCGCAGTAGCAGGCCTTGCCGGTGCAGCCTTCCAGCTGGGTGCAGCGGGCCTCCGGGAGCATACCCGCACTGCTGACGCCATCCGCAACAGAGACTTCGAAACCTTCAAGGCCGAGGTCCGGTCCAGTGACTGGGCCAAACAAACCCCAACCCGTGTGGAGTGGTTCATCAAGCAGATGGCCCCGCACTTCCAAGAACTGATGTAAGGAGAGACGCCTCATGGCGAAGAAGCAACCACCCGTATTGGGCGCAGAGACGCTCGATGAGGCGTTGAACCCCATCAACCCTACCCAGCTCACAGCCACCATGGCAGACGTTACAGGCGGCCCCGTAGGGGCTGCCCAGGTGGCCGAGGGTGAACGCATCCGCGAAGCCCCAGTAGAGGCTGCCCTGGCCGAGGCCGGGGATAGCACCCAGCGCCTGTTCGATGCAGCTACGGAGGAATCCTACACCGGCTACATCATCCAGGCCGCAGAGAACGCCCGTAACGCTGCCTTTGAGACCTACGATCCGAACTTCGACGCTACCCGCCACGCTATGGACCTCGTGTCCCAGCTGGGTATCGAGGCATCCGAGGATAATCTCAAGGCCCTAGGCCGTAGCGGCACAATGGACGACCAGCTGGCCACAGCGCAGCGTATCCAGCGGCACGAGGAGAACCAACGTATCTTGGCCCGCCACGGCGGCTGGGCATTGGCCTCCGGTATGCTCGACCCCACCCAGCTACTGGTAGACTTCGGTACCTTCGGGGCCAGCCGAGCGTACAAGCTGAGCCGTGTGGCCTCCGGGGTTATGGGTGCTACAGCAGGTACGGCCCTAACCGGGGCGGGCGATCTGGCAGGCAAAGACACCACTGGGCTGGACTATGTGCTGAACGCCGGTATCACTGGCGGGGCTATGGCGCTATTCGGCACGGGGGCACCTCGCGGCTGGTACGGCGGGGCTAACGTCCCCACCCCGAAAGGTGCCATGGTGCAGTGGACCAACAGCCTGCTGAGCGAGTTCGACAAGTTGGCCACAGCCTCACCAGAAGCAGGCGAGCTGATGAAGGTCCTCATGGACGACCCGGTGCGACGCAGCACTATGCTGAGCAACAGCAACGCAGCCTCCGACCTTCGCATGTTCCGCAACGAGGCCGACGGCCTGGTTAAGCAGTACGAGGATGCCTTGGACGAGGCGCTGGCCCCGAGCCATGGGTGGTTCAGCCGCCGCTTCGATGTAACCGGTAATTTCGGCAAGGATCGAGACGCGCTCCAGAACGAGGCGGCCACTGAGCTGCTGCGCCGCAACGAGCAATGGCGCCTATACGGTAACGTAATGCCAGACCCGAATGTCCGCCCGGAGGTCGCCAGATTGGCTGACGCCAGCGACAAGCTACACGCCCGCTTGGGCGAGATGGCCCGCGACAGCGGTGTACGCGGCTTTGAAGACTTTACACCCCAACCAGGTTACTTCCACCGGAGCTGGAACGACAGCCTGATCCGCAGTATGGATGTAGCTCACCCCGGTTCAGCACGACGCCTGATTGCAGAGTCCGCCCTGAGCGGTATCAAGGGGTTGGAGAAGGATGAGGCCGACGCACTTGCGGGTGCCTTGATCCAGCGTGTGCGCGACAAGGCGAGCCACAACCGCACCGATTTCATGGGTGGCTTGGGCAAGGCGGACACGACCTATCTGCGTGAATCGTTGGAACGCGCCAAGCTGAACCCTGGTGTGATTGATAGCATCATGGCCAAGGTCGAGCAACGAGCATCTGACCAGGGCACCGTCAAGTATGGTAAGCACCGCCTGAGCTTCGACATGGGCACTGAGATCCGCATGGCGGATGGCACCCTGTACAAGATGACGGACCTGATCGATACCGACCTGGACCGTGTGATCGAGAACTACACGCAGGGTATCACCGGGCGCTCGGCGCTGGGTCGGCAAGGTATCGCTGATGAATCCGACCTGACCGCCTTCCGCAAACAGTATGCTGACAGTATCGCGCACTTGCCCCAATCGGAGCAAGCGGACCTGATGCAACAGCTTGATGGTTTACTGGGTGACTTCACAGGCCAACGGCCAGAGGCGAACATCCTTGGGCAGGGCTGGCCGCGGGCTAAGTCGGTAGCGGACGCTACGATGCTTACGGCCTCGGGGTTCTGGCAGGTTGGAGAGTACGCCACCATGGCCCAGCGCCATGGGGTCTTCGAGACCGGTAAGGAGTTCATCCGGCAGTTCCCTGGTGTCAAGAAGTTCTTCAAAGACGCGGCGGCCAACCCGGACCTGGCAGATGAGATGTCCACTGTACTGGGCCTGGACCTGGCACGGGATGTGCGCCTGCGTCCGTGGAAGCGCCAACACGACGCTTTCCTGGATAGCCAGGACACCGCCTTCGACCGCCTCCTGCACATGGGTAAACAGGCGGTACCCTACCTCAACGGTATGAAGTACGTGCATGCTCAGCAGTCCCGTATGAACGCCAACCTGGTGCTGAACAAGTTCGCCCGAGCTGCCAAGGGGGACGAGGCTGCACTCAAGCAGATCATGTCCTACGCCCCAGACTTGAACTGGGCGCAAGTGCAAAAGGCGATCAAGCAAAACGTCACATACAATAGCACAGGTCGCAACGCGGCCAGTTTCAACTGGGGTGGTTGGGCCAAGGGTGACATCGACGCCGTAATGAACGCTGCCCTCCGCATGATGGACGACTCCGTGTTGTTCGGTCGCGTAGGGCAGGGTGCCAGCATCGGGCGGTCTGCCGTTGGGCAGGTCATGTTCCAGTTCAAGAGCTTCGTGAGCTTTGCCCACAACAAGCTCCTGCGCGGTACCCTCCAGAACGAGGGTATCGGTGGACTGGCTACCCTGCTGGCCTACCAGTACCCGCTGACCTTTATGCTGGTCATGGCCAATGAGGCACGTAAGGGCAACGCAGACTTCTCCGAGAAGGGGTTGCAGGACGTAGCCAAGAAGGCAGTAGGCTACACGGCTGGCCTAGGCTTCGCTGGCGACGCCGCAGGCATCCTTGGGTTAACCTCCGACAAGAAAGGCATGACCGTACCGCTGCTGTCTCTGGCCGAAGCGCCAGGGCGTCTGTTGGGTGGTATCAGCAACGTTGTTGGTGGGGAGACCCGCCAGGGTGCCTACGACATCGGCAAAGCCGCTAGCATGGTTGTACCCTTCATGAATATTCTGCCAGGCACTGCCCTGGCCCTAGACGCAATCAAAGGAGATTAAATGGCACGTACACCTTCCACCGAGGACGTGTATGAGGGGGACGGCACCACTGCCGTCTTCCAGTTCCACTTCCCGTATCTAGCCGCCTCGGATGTGTTCGTATCCGTGGATGGGGTGAACGTTTCCTTCACGCTCCTGCCGGGCAGCGTTGCGCAGGTGCAAACCACTGTACCACCCGCAGTCGGCACGGTGGTTAAGGTGTACAGGAATACCCTGGCCTACGTCCCAGAACACCTCTTTGCTAGCGGCGTACCGTTTCTCCCGCGCTACGTGGATGAGAACAACCGCCAGTTGTTGTATGCCTCCCAGGAGGCTATCAACGACACGGCTGTCACCGCTGCTGAGGCCCTCGTGATTGCCGAGGAGGCGAAGCAGATTGCCCAAGAGGCAGAGGATAAGATCGACGGTGCTATCATCGACAGCTCCTACCAGTTACGGCTGGATCTGGCCAACCCAACCATCGGCGTATCGCTGGTGGCGCGTAGCACTGTAGCAGTCCCCAGCATATACGCACTCCAGGCGCTCGTCCCGGATGCAAGTCAGGCTTACCTAGTTGAGCAGTACCACGCAGACTATCCAGGGGGCGGTGGGGTCTTCCATTGGGAACCATTGCGTCCGAAAGCGCAGCATAATGGTTGGCGTATTGTGGACCCTGCTGTGGTCTGGGATGGGTCGTTAGCTACATTACCCGCCTACCTCACAGCTGTAGGTGGGGTGGGCACAGGGTGCTTCGTTCGCCGCTTCAATGGCGAGGCAACGCCAGAAATGGCTGGAGCTGTAAGTGACTGGAACGGTACCACCGGTACGAACATTGGGGCATGTTTCGACGCGCTTATTGCTGATACACTGGTTACGCGCATACAAGGTTCCGGTAAACCGTACTGGTTCGGCATCTTCGCCGCCAACCAGACGCGGTTCCGAATCACCCGTAATATTCCCATGGATCTAGGCGGATCCTTGCTAGTGTGTCAAGGCAATGCCTCTTTGGCGGATAGTTCCAGCGACCTGTTCCTCTTCGAGGACTGCAATGCTGATATCAGCAACTACGAGTTCGACGACCTGTCCTACAGCGTTAGCATTGATGGACGGGGTATCCGCCCAGTTAGTATTGCTTCACGTAACAAGAGCACCTGGGGACATACAATTGGGCCTGCGCGTGTATTGCGTGGACAGAGCCTGTTAACGGTCGGCGCTCTTGGTGCATTGACCAACCGCAGTGCTGGGATCACCTTTCGAGGCGCTGTTCATGGTGAGGATGTTTACTATGGCGTGAACTTGGCGAATAACGGGGACCACGTAAAAGCTGCCTACACATTGGGCAAGGTTAACCGGGCTAGCTTCGTATACGGTTGTTCGGATGTGCAGCTGAACTATTACGCTGCCTACACCTGGCCAGCTAGTGCTGCAATACTATTCAGCCAATATAGTACGTCAATCGCCGCTGGGCTCGCAACGGAGCGCATTAAGATCGTGGCCCACATAGGCGAAATCAATGGGCCTGTTCTCATTGCGTCTGATGTTAGTGCAGCGGGTGCGGGTACCTTCCGAGATATTGATGTGGATCTCACGTTTGACATCCTCGGGGCAAACATCCCTAGTAGCGTAGGCGTCGTGCGTATGGGGGCTTATGACAACACAAGCAATCTCATCACGGAGATGCGGACTGTTGCAACGGACAACATTAAAATCCGGCTGAATCCTGGCCCAGGGGTGCCCCTCCTCGGAGCGCCTATCCGCATCTACACCCCGTCACCCAATCATGGGCGCTGGGTTATCTCGGACGATACCCCGTATGAGATGACCAGTATCTTCCCGAAGAACGTTGCCGGTGTATTCGGGGGGCCTGTGCTGTCTCGGGCGGGGCGCATGTGCAACGTGGTCTGGGGCGATCTAACACTCGCAACAGCTACTGCGCGTATCCACTCACGCTACTTGGCACCACGGAAGACTAACCACGAAGTTACCCTGCGGGTTCGCATTGCAGCCCGGAATGGAGTTGGTTCGACTACCGCAACGGCCATTGCTGAGTACCTAGTGCTCGCGTTCGTAGACACCTCTGGGAACTTGTACCTGCGCAGCCAGGTAGTGGTGGGTACTACGTCGTACAGTTCCCCAACCCCGGCGTTTACGTTGGCAGTCTCCCCGGACAATATGTACTTGCAGGCCACCTGCACCGGTTATACCGGCGCATCGGCTGATCTCGTACTATCCGTGGACTTCATCTAAGGAGGGCCTATGGCCGCTAAACTAACCCGAATGCAGGAGCTGCATGAGGCGTTGGCCGAGCAAATGATCTTCGAGCTGAACTGGTATAAGGAACAGGAAATCCCTGTACCAGCAGCCGACAAAGCGGCCATCGCCAAGTTCCTCAAGGACAACGCCATTACTTGCGACCCCGCAGATGCAGATGACATCCAGAAGCTGCGCGATGCTTTCCAAGAGCAGAGCAATGCCCGTATGCAGGCTGCTAAGGCTATCCAGCTTTCTGAGCAGGATCTCAAGGAACAGTACGGAGTGCACTGATGGCTGTATTCGACATGACCCCGCTTGCGCGCTTCACCAAAGCGCAACTCGTCCGCGACCAGTACCCTGAGTTCGTGGACTTCTGCCGTGACGGGATGGCCTTCCTGGGCTTCTCGCTGACGTGGATGCAGGCGGACATTGCCGAATTCATGCAGCACGGCCCGAGCGAGCAGATGGTGGCAGCCCAGCGTGGCGAGGCCAAGTCCACCATAGCCTGTTTCTACGGTCTGTGGTCCATCGTCCAGAACCCCTCCTGCCGCGTCATGCTGGTCTCGGGGGCGGAGGACAAAGCCAAGGAGAACGGTATCCTGATGAAGCGTCTCATTATGCAATGGGACCTTCTGGACTATCTCCGCCCCGACAAGTACGCCGGTGACCGCACCTCCGACCTGGAGTTCGACGTGCACTGGTCCTTGAAGGGCGTGGAGAAGTCCGCCTCTGTGAACTGTATCGGCCTGACCGGTAGCCTCCAAGGTTACCGCGCAGACGTGCTCATCCCAGACGACATCGAAACAACGAAGAATGGCCTGACCGCCACAGGTCGGGATCTCCTCATCAAGTTGTCCAAGGAGTTCTCGTCGATCTGTACCCACGGTCGGATCATGTACCTGGGCACACCCCAGACCAAGGAATCCATCTACAACGGCTTGCCACGACGCGGCTTCACCATGCGCATCTGGCCTGGCCGGTTCCCTACGCTCGAAGAACAGGAACGCTACGGCGAACACCTGGCTCCGAGCATCCTACAGCGCCTTGCAGTGCTTGGGGACAAGGTACGCAGCGGTGGCGGCATCGAGGGCGATAGGGGTATGCCCACCGATCTGGAGCGCTACACCGAAGCGGACCTCTGCAAGAAAGAACTGGACCAAGGCCCCGAGGGCTTCCAGTTGCAGTACATGCTGGACACTACATTGTCCGACGCAGCCCGTCAGCAGTTGAAGTTGAAGGACCTCGTGTTCTTCGATGGGCAGCGTGACGCGGTCCCAGAGCGGTTCAGCTGGGCTGCTGATAAGAAGTACCGATTCGAAGGTCCGAAGGAATTCAGCGTCGAGCGTGCTGAGCTGTACCACGCTGCGTTTATGTCTGAGCACTTCGTCTCCATCGAGAACATCATCATGACCGTGGACCCTGCGTCCGACGGCGGGGATGAGCTTGCCTTCGCCATTGGCGGCACAGTTGGCCCATACATCCACCTCTTAGCTGTCGGTGGGTACAAGGGCGGCTTCGCTGATGATAACCTGGAGAAGCTCACCCAACTGGTCAAGCAGTACGGTGTCCGTGTCGTTCTCGTCGAGAAGAACATGGGCGCGGGTGCAGTGACCAAGATCATCCAGAACTACTTCAACGGCTCCGACCCCGTTACAGGGCAGCGCCGGGTCACAGGCTGCGGCGTCGATGAACGCTGGGCAACAGGCCAGAAGGAGAAGCGGATCGTTGATACCCTGCGCCCTGTGGT